GGGTCTTTTCAGTGAGTCTTTTATATCCCTCACAAGATATCAAACGACTTGCTGGTTGCCGTTCACTAATTACAAACGGCTATCTACTAGTTTCTCGCGATTTTTCGTGAGACGGCGCCCATTTAATCAGAGCGCTCGCCGTTCTGGCGACTAGCTGTGTTCCATCAGAAGTTTTAATTCGAGTCCCGATTTGTGATAGGGACCCGATTACGACTGGATGATCACCAGCGGTACTTCTGATAGGCAACATTGTTGCCTGCCCTCTCTTATTCTGGTCGCTGTTGTGGGGGCGACGTAACCAAAAGGATAACTCCTATGGCTCGCTCGTTCCTAAACATGTTCCCAGAAGAGGATCGCACTGTAGAGCATATAATTGATACGCTCTCTATATACTGTGCGGCCGACGCTCCTGCTATCGCCCTAATCCTAAAATGGTTAGGCGCCGAGTTTGAGGAGATCACCGACGGTCTAATCGAGATTTCGATCGATCGTCTTATTCATGGCAAGGATGTCTTGAGTACGGAAGAACTTACCGATATTCTCGACAACATTGCTTCCTCCGCCCTATTCGGGCTCATCCCGACGTTACTAGCTATCGGAAATACTTCCCGATTTATTGCCCATGAATTTGGCGCAAATGATTCGGTAGAGGAACCTGATGCCTAAGCGTCCTTCTCAGCCCTTTGATGTGATATCATCGGGTTCAATCTTGTCACTTAGCTCTTTCTATAGCCAGGCTGTCGTCATAGACACCCAAGCTCGGCTGCTCAGCGAGATGTTCTACGCTGATCCGATACTTTTCCTTTTAGGGAATTATCATAGATACCTAAAGTTGACGCGTTACTATGTCCGCGTGATAGACAACCCTGTACCAGAGCTTACGCTCCGGACGAAGAATATCTATTTCTTTGCTGTTCAAGCGATTCGTCGCTATCAGCGAAGGAAGAAGAAGCTTTCTGAGCCCGAGTCATCCTGGCATCAGCGTCGCTCACGTTCCGTCTACGGCACGACTCAGTATAGAAATTCATTGAGTCATACCGTTCAACAGCTCATGGGGAGTGGCTTTGTATCACCATCCTCACTCGCCTCGACGCAAGTCGATCTTACGTACTATTCTGATGCTGGCGTCATGCGCGAGCATGTGTCATTCGATAATCTCTTGGACTTCGTCAAGTACGAAATGTCTCAGTATATCGGATCCACATTTCGCCGCAACACGACATTATCACGGTACGGCACAGCTATCCTCTCTGGACTAACTTGGTCCGAGGATGAAATAACGTGCGTCTGGTCCTCCTTAGTTTGGCAGTCTTTTCCTGTTTCTAGGAAGATGACAAGCCCCGGGTTGACGGTCACTATTCGTCGGGGAGATCCCGACACTCCTTACGGTATCTCAGTCTCCGTGTCCGGCCTTAGTTCCATCTTGGTCGATAACACGAAGTCACTCGGGTACCCACATTGGAATGCCAATGCGTATACTTCTCACGTTGTTTCCTTAGGCTCTCGGTACGATACCGACGTGCTCATAGGAGGTGAATCGTACGCGTATTCGCAGTCGATGGCTCTTGTTTCTCCTGTTTTTCGGGGAATCATGAGTGTTTTTGATTCTGAAGACGGCATCAATCAGTTTCGTCCTGGCTGGTATCATACCCAGTCTAAGGCGCTCTCTGATGCTCAGCTCCAAATCGGGAAGAACCTCCAAAACGTTCTTCAAGCCCCTGGAATGCTCGATCTATTGGCCGATATCTTTACGGCCGATGTCCCGGGTACTTTCAGACACCTCTTCGACCCGACTCTTGCTCAGAATTTCCTCGAGCAAGTCCTTCGACTCGCCCTCTTTTTATCGTGTGGGAAGCTTGCCCTTGACTTCGCTATATTGCCCTCGTGGCGTGCGCTGAATGGCATCCTTGGAGGATTTGTTGGTCCGCTTTCGACTGAGGGGTCCTTTTCAATAAAAGGGTCCAACCTCTCGTCCGAGGACCAAACTTTTCGGAACTTATTTCGATTTATGCTTCGCGACCTTAACTTGGTCGAGGCAGACATTCGTCGATACGATATAAAGTTCCGGTCTCAGTTGTACACCTCCGTAGAATACCAGCATCTTGCATTTTTGCTGGCCACCAACAATCCGTTGGTTGCTATCGGAGCTGTGCCGACACCCCTTGACATTTGGAAATATGCTCAAGGATCTTTCGCCGTTGATTGGGCTTTGAATGTTGGGCCGTTAATTGACGAGCACCAGCAGTATCTCCAGTCGATGACGATGCCATTCCGAATTGGTCATTCGGTTCACTGGCATACCACCTTCAAAGATGGACGGACTTATGAATTTTATGCCCGTTCTACTGAGATGTCGCTACCTCTCGACCCTCCAGGTGTCACATGGTTACCTGTGAGTACCTTCCATGTTAACGCGATCCCTCTCGGAATTCAACAACTTTTCCGGAGCCCGATTAACATGACGTTCGGTTAGCTTTCCGCGCGTTTAGAAGATCCATGTTTGGTATATCTATTCGCCCAAGGGTTAGAATACCCTATCTCAGCGCATTGCGCGAGAGGAACGATCAACATGTCCGTAACTGGAACTCTTTCTGCGCTCCCTACTTCGTTTGGAGCCACCATCATCCAAGCTAATGCACTATTGCTCCAAGCCGGCGATTATTCATTCGTCGATTGGCGCGTGATGCAAAAGCGCATTGACAACCAAGGGCGGAGTAAATTCCGCGGTTTTCCCGGTGGGAAAACGGAAGATCCAAACGTTGTTTTTATGCTGCGTAACGATCTCTCGGGCGTTAACACAACGACCCGCACCATCGTCGCGCTTTGGACTCTTGCGAAATCGTTTGTCCAGGAAGCCTTAAACACGGCGACTATGGCAACGGCGTCATTCGCTCAAGCAACCGTAATTAATCGTGTTGCGTCTTGGCATTATGCCGATATCCTCCTTTCGAGTGGTATGACTTACAATCTACCCCTGAATATTGTGACGGAAATCGAGCAACCTGTCAACCCTGAGACCGCGCAGATTCTCGCGATCACCAACTACTACCAGGCTGTGTACGAGAATCTTGCATTCTCGCTCAAACAGGTAGCGGCAGGCGCCCCCCTCTTCGATCCATACTACGCGGCGCAAGCCGGTCTTATGCCCGTTTAGGAGGCGACTGATGGTCTTTTTGTACAAGGATACCTTCGCTTATACCGTTGCTTGCGATTGCATCAAAGGCTCCCGTAAAACCGAATCCATGGACGCTTACGCGCGAATAGCGCTAGCGGACTTGGTCACCTTGCTATATGAAGCCCCGATTGGTCCCCGCTTAAAAACGCGCGAACGTCTCCGGTTTGTGCGTGTTGCGACTCGGCGGATGAGAGACGAGATTTCGTCTTCATCGTTCGTCGAGTTTATACAGAGAATGAAGAAGTTAGCGAACGCCTTTCAAAAGGCACTCCGCTGGTCTGATGAAGGGTTGCTTACCTTCACGATATCAGACTTTCTTCTTACGTCACCCATCTCTCTGATGATGGTGGCACTCGCGCGTAACCTTGATAGTGACCCGATACCACTTATCCGGTTCATTAACACATGGCACGAGCATCTCGGAAAAATCGCTTATCCGCGTCCCGATCTCCAAGCCGCTGCTGAAGCGGAATGGTTCGATCAGCAAAAAGAGGTCTTCTCGATCTCTGACCCGGATACTAATCGCTCGATTGACTATGATACGGTCATGTCGCTGCGCACAATCGTTGCGTGGTTGATGTCTGGCGCCGACAGTGAGAATTGGGATATGACGGCTTTCCGCCGCCATGGACCTGGTAACGCTGTGTTTTCGGACGGACGTCGAAGCAATATTCTCGATGACAAAGAACTGGAGATTGAGTATATTCATCAAGCTCAGTCGATAGCGCCTGTATATCGTGGACCCAGTTTGGTACACCGCTTTAAAAAGCGTGCCCCTGTTCTTCCGCGACCATATAACGCTGTTTATGCCAACGTTGAGAAAGACAACGGTTCTCGTCGATCGATTACCCAAGAGCCCGCTGATATGATGATGGCACAACAAGCCATGAAACATCATATCTATAGCTTAACTGACAGCCGTAAGATACATTTGGGGCGATTCGTAACATTTACGGATCAGACACCATCCCAGATTGCCGCGGTTGCAGGATCATGCTATGATCCATCGGACTCGTCTCTCGCTACGCTCGATTGTAAACGAGCGTCCGATCGAATTTCATCTGATTTGGTCGCGTTTGTATTCTCGGGTGATCTTCTCCATAAACTCATGGCCTTACGGACGTGGGATGTGGACGCTCTTGAGCCAGACGGTAAGGGAGGTTTTAGGGTAACCCGTACAGTCCAACTGCGTATGTACGCAGGTATGGGGTCAGCCTGCACTTTCAGCGTTCAGTCCATCATTTTCTCTGCTATTTGCCTCCTCGGTTGTATTCGAGCATGGTCGATAAAGAGATATGGTGCTATTGATGATGAAGATGCACTCATCCGCGAGGCGCTTTCGCACTCGTTTCAAAAGTCATCTAAGAACTTCTGGCGATATGGACTTCGCGTGAGGGTATTTGGTGACGACCTAATAGTTCCAGAGATTGCGGTGTCTCATGTTAAAGACATCATGGAACGTGTCGGGCTACTGCTCAACGTTCAGAAATCCTTTTCTGGTTCCGATGCCGTAAGAGAATCTTGCGGCATATTCGCTTGCGCGGGGCAAGACATAACCCCGCTGCGGTTTCGCGTTCCTTATTATAATCCTAAGGAACCCGCTGACTTTGCTGTATATGATGCGACACGCATGTATGCGAATCGCGCGTATGTCTTTGGCTTCCGCCATCTGTCACGTCGAATTGTTAGACGAGCGATTTTACTATCACCGTTTGGAAACGGCGAAAAGCTCGGCCAGCAATGGGCCATGTTGAATGGTCAGCGTGAACGCACTTCGGGGCCAAGGATAAGAGAAAGGAACGTTGAATATCTGAAGCATACAACACCTCAGATGCTATACGAACCTTACCGCGGTGACGTAGACTACGTCGGATTCATCTCCAACAGGAAGAATCGGTTGTCCGAAGGTATCCTAATGGGTGAGACTGTTTCTTATGTTTCCTCCTATGTGGCTATCGTTAAGACTGATCGTATTGCTGAAACAACTCAGGCATATGTCTATGACATGGCACTCTCACGAGTCTATGCCACTGATGAGCCTTCGATGTTTCCGCGCATCCCTCGAGGTATCCGCTTAGAGAAGCGAATCGCCTATCTCCCAAATTCGGGGGATCAACGGTGGGCTTGGGCACCCATCGCGGCTCCATAGTTGAAGCCGTGGAAGTGTGACATCCAGATAATATGTCGCCTGTGCGACGCCTTCGGGC